AGCGGTACATTCAGGTTCACTACATCGTTTTCCGCCACCATGTGCTATACATTTATCAGTTTTACCGATAGCACTTGATTGACAATTAGGTTCACTACATCGTACTCCACCTCCATGTCTTTTACATTTATCAGTTTTGTCTCGGGCACTTGCGGTACATCCTGGTTCACTACATCGTTTTCCGCCACCATGTCTTTTACATTTATCAGTTTTGTCTCGGGCACTTGCGGTACATCCTGGTTCACTACATCGTTTTCCGCCACCATGTGCTACACATTTATCAGTTTTACCTATAGCACTAGCGGTACATTCAGGTTCACTACATCGTACTCCACCTCCATGTCTTTTACATTTATCAGTTTTGCCTTGTGCACTAGCGGTACATTCAGGTTCACTACATCGTTTTCCGCCACCATGTGCTATACATTTATCAGTTTTGCCTCGTGCGCTAGCGGTACATTCAGGTTCACTACATCGTTTTCCACCTCCGTGTGCTATACATTTATTAGTTTTACCCTGTGCACTTGCTAGACAATTAGGCTCACAACATCTTTTTCCACCTCCATGTGCTACACATTTATTAGTTTTACCCCTAGCACTTGCTAGACAATTAAGCTCACAACATCGTTTTCTTGGCATTATTGTGATAATTATTCATAATAATACCACAAATATAAATCAATTTTTTATATTAACCGTAATTAGCGTTGTCTTTGGTACATATGTGTTGGTTTTTGTATATACCAAAGCTCATGCTATACAAATATAAAAAGCTAACACGTTGTAATAAATAAATAACAATGACCGATTTTCATTTTATCGATGGGCCCCCCTTTGTCAGTAGTGATAATTTACATTATGGGCATATCTTAATCAGTGTTGTGAAAAGCGCAGTCTTAGAATACCAGCGCATATGTTGTGGGCGCAATGTTATCAATCAACTCGGCTATGATTGCCATGGGCTACCTATTGAGATGGTTGTGAATGACCTATTGAATTTAAACACGCGAAAGGATGTATTAGCCTATGGTGTCGCCAACTATAATAAAAAATGCAGAGAAATTATTGATAAATACACGGATGCATGGACTCCTATTTTTAAAAGCATCGGTCGCCCTATACCCCCATCAACATATAAAACAATGGATTGTAGCTTTATGGAAGGTGTGTGGAACGTATTTCACCGATTATATGAAAAAGGACTTCTTTATCGTGGCCAGCGGGTTATGCCATATAGTAATAAATGTAATACCCCTTTGAGTAATTTTGAAGCCGGGCAAAATTATAAAGATGTTGTAGATATTTCTATCTATGTTGGATTTCGACTTCTTTCCTTATTGCCGCATATGGATGATATGCATTTTCCCGGTGGTTTTGAACGCGATATATATATCGTTGCATGGACAACTACACCTTGGACCTTGCCATCTAATGCTGCGTTGTGTGTGAATCCGAGTGAAGATTATGTATTAATGATGGTGAAACCGTTATCAAAATATATTATTATTGGACGTTATAGTATTCAACGGTTGTTTCCGGACTATACACCCGATAACGACGATTATCGTATAACGGACATATTTCGTGGAAGTGAATTGGAGGGATTGGAATATGAGCCGCTTTTTAACTTGGCTGGTGCTGGAACTGGTTCTACAGCAGCATCTTCGAAAATTATATGTGATACATTTGTTCAATGTATTCCCTATGAAAAAGACAAATCACCCGGGTCGAATATTGTTCATTTAGCACCAGCATTTGGTGAAGATGATTTCCGGGTTTGCTCTTCTTCTACAAATTTATTTATGCCCCTTGATGATAATGGGTTTTTCACATGTAATTATATTTACCCGTGTTTTACAGAAATGAAAACATTAAATACACAAACGATGTTTTATCGTGATACAAATGCGTTGATTATCGATGTGCTTGAATCCCGTGGCCTATTGTTTAAAAGGGAACCCTACAAACATAGTTATCCGTTTTGTTGGCGAACAGACACACCCCTTATTTATCGTGCTACTGATGCGTGGTTTATTGCTGTCACTAAACTACGCACAGAATTGCTGTCAAATAATGAAAAAATCAATTGGATTCCAGGACATATAGGCAAGGGTCGTTTTCACAATTGGCTTGAAAATACGAAGGATTGGTGTGTATCGCGAAATCGTGTTTTTGGAACACCCCTGCCGATTTGGGTATCAACTACCGACCCAAACGATTATATCGTCATTGGCTCCATTGACGAATTACGAAAACAAAGCGGGTATGAAGGCGAATTGACGGATATTCATTGTGAATTTGTCGATTCGATTGAAATTCACAAAAATGGATACATTTATCGTCGCGTTCCGGAAGTGTTTGATTGTTGGTTTGAAAGTGGGTCGGTTCCTTATGCTGCTGCTTCCAGTGGTCATAAGAATACCAAATACGAACCGTGTGATTTTATATGTGAGGGTATTGACCAAACACGCGGATGGTTCTATACACTCCACGTATTATCAACGGCACTCTACAATTCCCCGGCATTTAAAAATGTGATTTGTTGCGGACTTATTTTAGCCGAGGATGGACGTAAAATTTCAAAACGTCTCGGTAATTTCGTATCTCCAATATCGACAATTGAAACATATGGTGCCGATGCTTTACGTCTATATATGTTACGCTTACCTGCGACATCTGCTGAGAATTCACGATTCGCGGAAGCGGATATTCGTTCCTCCGTGCGTTTATTGAGTCAATGGGAAAATGTGCTACTTTTTATTGAAAAATCGATGACTAGTTCGATATCTATTTCAAGTGAGCTAACCCAATTTGATAAATGGATTCTATCCCGGAAAAATTCAATGATTCGTAATGTCCGTAAAGCAATGGATTCTTATGAAGTATCACAAGCCGTCGTTGAAATTGCGGCATTTATTGAAGATTTCGCGAATTGGTATATAAAATTCAATCGATTGCGTTTGAAATCGGGGGATATGACTGCACGACGTGTATGTTGTGAAATCATCCCTGAATTTCATATGATATTTTCACCATTTATTCCATTCCATAATGAAAAATTCGCACAATTATTCCCGTGGAATTCTAACGAAAATAAATTTCATATTGATTTTTGTCCTGAACGAATCGAAGAACAATTCTCGCGATTTAAAACAGCGTGTGATATATTACGCAATTTCCGCGCAAATTCGAAAAATACCGAATTTTCAAGCGTGAAGATGCCGATTAAATCTATAACATTCGTATCTGTACATCAGGGTGTATTAGACGATTTACGTCAAATGGAATCGTATTTTCTAAGTGAACAATTCCACATATTACACGTTGAATACTATCAACTACCACCAGCAAAAATGGAAGCAACAATTGATTTTAAATATGGTCGAATATATCGGTCGAAATTGAAAGATATTCAGCACATTCTAAACCATATGACACAAGAGGAACTTGTTGAACTGAGCGAGCTACAAGGCGCACAAGGCGCAAATCTTGCCGGGGTTCTTGTAGATTATTCGCATATTTCATTTAAAACCAATGCTCTTTTAGGTGAATTTGAAATTCAATTCGATGCTATGCTAACATCTGAAATCTATGAAATACGGTTTCATCGGGCATTGAAATCTCAAACACAACAAATGTTGAAATCGATGGGATTGAAAGCATTGCCTTCTAACGCACAAATAGAATATAATAGTATACAGGATTCACATTTATTAGAATCGGTTCATTATTTCCCCAAATTATCTTCTGCACAATCGAATAATGGCGAGGTTCATCGTTTGACGGTGGAATTATATTCTCAATGTCAAGTTGAAATTAAAATAACGGTTTATTAATTCTTATTATTTATAATTTTAACTTATTTACTTGAAATAAATTAAAATGATGATTTACTATAATGGATGTGAAATGTTTATTTATTATTTAATATCTGCGAGATGATCTGCCAGAACCATCTTGTGATTTTTTTACTTCTATTAAACGATCAAAATGTGCATTTAATGTGGCATCGTCTAATGGTTTTCTATTCTCACGTGTATTAATTAAATCAGATAAAAGTGAAATCACAACAAAGAATGTAAATTGTTTTTCTGGTTCTATAGTTCGAATGAGCTCCTTTGCAATCGTACCGAGACTTTTATTAAATAATTCACGAGTTTCATTGTCTAAGTTGGCAGTCAGTGCTGTTCTTGCGCCATCCACAACATTGCCAAAATTTTCCAAAAAAGAGGTGCAGAAAGGAGATAATATTTCAGTAAATTTATTTTGCGCTACCAATAATGCTGTTTGCGCTTCCGATTCTGGTGTAGATATATTTAATTTAACTTGTTTGTTTAATTCAACTAACCCCGTGGTTAATGTTCCACACAATAACACAAGTTGGCTTGCCATTGCGTTTGTTGCCGCTTTTTTCGCCTCGCCGGTTAATTCGGTTTTAGCAGCATCGAATGCGCCTTGTGCGGTGGCGGTAGCGGCGGAAATACCAGACGCCGCAATAGACTTAAACGAACCCCACGTCATACCCCCCCTATGAACACTTTTTCTATAGCGTTTACCATTGTTATTACGTGCGGTTCGTTTTTGAATACGTACCATACTAGATTGTTTGTTATATAATTACCATATATTTTAATTTTAATTTTAATTTTAATTTTACCATTTATAAAAAGTAGTCCAACATGTGAGAAAGAACGTAAACGTACAATATTCAATCCATAAATATTATAGTATAATTATACATGATTCTATAAGAGTCGATTGTTAATTCAAATATATGAAATATGATTCACTAATAAATGTAAAATTGAAATTAAAATTTAAATAACGATATATTAGATATATGCTACAAAAAAGACTATTATTATTTTTATTTGGATGTATCGGTGTTAGAACACTACTCGCATTTATTGCTCGTGCTGTTCCTCTTTCTATTTTGCCTTATATGGGATTCGTTGCGTTATTTCCAGTTATAGGATGGATATACATCTATTTGACAAATTCTCGACAAACCGGACCGGAAGTTTTCGGGGATAAAATATGGTGGAATTCATTACGAATCCCACACGCGATTTTATATAGTTTATTCGCCATTTTCGCCTTCCAGAAAAATCCAAACGCGTGGTATTTTCTACTAATAGATGTTATATTTGGATTCGTGGCATTTATTACCTACCATTTTTTATTGAAATAATTTATAATTTATAGTATAAATGGTTTAGTAATTCAACCCTTACAGCGTCAGACATATTTCGTGTTTTTAGGAATTCGATGATTTAGCAACACCTTGTGGTCTAAAGACCGTGCCAAAACGCTGTAAGGGTTAATGATATGAATTCCTACTCTTTCTTAATTTGTTGGTATATCTGCGTCTAAGGGAACTGCCTCTACCACCTTTTGCGGCGGCGGCGGCTTTTTTAGGAATCATACACGTAATAAACTCAACAATATCCAAATTTGCATCTTGATTCGTATTGCATTCTGTAAAGTTATTGACACTATTTGGGAATTGTTTAATATACTCTTCTTGGGTAAGAGAACCACTGCCGTCAATATCAGCTTGTTTGAACATCATAACGTATTTGTGAAATGACAAGAATTCTTGTAAATCAATTTTGGTATCCTCACCGGCAATAACTTTGAATAATGCATCGTCGTTAACACCGTTAACATTCAACTCTTTCATCAATGTACTAAACTCTGCTTGGTCAAGAGAACCACTCCCATCGCTATCCGTTTTTTTGAATAGCATCATACTTTTGTGAAATACTAAGAATTCTTGTAAATCAATCGTTTTATCTCCACTCATATCAGCTATGTCAAACAATTGCATAATTACATCTGGACTATATGTAAATCCAAGACAAGTCATTAGTTTTGCAAACTCAACGACATTGATATCGCCATTACCGTCTGTATCAGCAATATTAAATTGTGCCATAACATTATATAGTTTTGGATATTTTATGTTTAACGACATAAGTGATTCTAAAAATTGTTTATCGAGGTCTACTGAAACATTTTGTTCAAGTGGTACTGGTGCTTTTACTGGTGCTGCTGTTACTGCTGTTACTGCTGGTGCTGCTTGTGCTGGTGCTGTTGCTGCTGTTGCTGTTACTGCTGGTACTGGTGCTTGTCCCCCCCTCATTTGACTTTTAAGGCGTTTCCCATTATTGCGACGAACAGACCGATTATAAAGTGCCATAGTGTTTTTATATTATTAGTACAGATAATTAAATTAATTTATTATTATATATTTAACATATGATTTATGTATAAAAATAAAAAAACGCGCCGTAAAATAAGTACGAAATATAAATACAAACACAAACATGGTGGAAATCCGCCTTGTTTAACACCATTAGACGAAAATGAAAAATGTAAATGGGGTGCCACAAAAAGACGCTGTATGCGTTTAGCCATAGACTCGACACCACACATTGGTGATGGAGTTCAAACTCGTTCAACACAGTCATTACCCAAACGCATTCTTATGAGTGATAAAGAATACCCATCGATTGTTGATAAAATTATAGCTGAAAGCCCGGTACAGATTTACCGCTTTATTCCTGAAACAGCATACCCGCAAACCGCGAAACCGTGTCCTTCAGATATCTATATGACAGACTATACTTCGCGTGGAATCGATACGTGTATTGCCAATCCTCAAACACAATGGCCTTGTGATTGCCCACCTGATTGGTATCATGCCAGAATTGATGGAACGTTCATATGTATGAATCCGTTGAGACTAACTCCTGTTTATCTTAAACATAAACCCGATGCTATTCCTGAAAAGATAAGGGTTGCTGTCTATGACGACAAAAATTATAAAAAAATCAACCGAGTTGCTACACTTGAAAAAATAACAGAAAAACGAGATACGCATCCGGAAATGGATTATATTGAGTATTATGAACCAACTACAGCCCGCCCCGAACCCGAAAAGAAAACCAAAAATGCCGATGACACTGAACAAGATACACAAACAAATAGAATTCAAATGGCAACAGATTTTATGAAGCAAAAGTACGCAAATGTCCGCAAAAGTGTCAAAAATGTATCGCGACCTTTAGCTGACGCAACATCAAAATTTAAAAAAAATATATCAAAACGCGTGTCTTCTATCGCGTCAAATATATCGTCAATATCATTGGAAAAAATAGCAGCAGCGGCAGTTAACACACGCGATATTGCGTCTAGTAAATTGCGACAAGAGGGATTATTGTATGAACGTCGCAAAGATATGAATCTCGACGAAACTAATCCATTGGGTGAATTAATTGATAAAAAAATGGAGCCGGTGAATTCGTGGATAAATAAACAAACAAATAAACTAGGATTAGCCGCAGATAAAGTAGGTTCAGCAATTGATAAAAGGTTAAATAAATTGAATATAAGGACAGACAGATGCTTATATGGAAAAGATGATATACTGAACGATAAACCAGTATTATCCGATATTATTGTTAAACTTGTTATTGAAATTAAATCACAAGATGCTGACCCAAGTGAATATGAAAAAATAACACGCAAAGTAATTGATGAATATGAAGACGAACATCCATATTTATATTGGACGACCGTATTACATCATCGATTTTATCCATATCTTATGTTAAGTTCAATTGATGAAATATCGTCCGCTATATCAGCAGATGACGATAGTGATGAAACAAGTGTATGGTTAAAGTCGATTTATCCAAGAACAAACACCACCACCACCATAAGTGATAAGACTTCTTTAAAACAAGTAGGTGGTGGAATTGGAATTTTTGGTATGTTTAATCCTATATCCATTCTAAACGGTCGTCGAACCAATTCAGTTAGTATTAGAAAACGTATTAAAAATCTCAGCAAAAAACTTAAAGCAGAACTAAAAATAATGGGTGATAAAATTACTAGTAATATTATAACATTAAAAGATATAGTCGTCGAGGAAATAACTAACACTAAAATTAATTTTACTAAAGGGAAAGAAATACTTAAGCAAGGATTAATCGATATAGTTAGTGGAATTCATAAAGTTTTTCGCATAAGCGCAAATAATCTCAAAAAACTAATTAATAATAGTTATAATGATACAATCAAATATATCAATTCATTGCCGCAAAAATGGCAAGTTTTAAAAAAGGATAGTAAAGATTCAATTACAATATTGGTAAAGAAGGCGCAAGGGGATGTTCCTATAACGATTACGAAGGATTTATTTTTATTGGGAAATGACCTTGTTGTTTCAGCCCTAAATAATGATATACACTATTTGAATTTACCATTTCCAGCGTCAAGTATAGAAATTATTACGGATGACGACTTACATATAAAATCATATACGATCCCGCGTTCTTTACCGCGAACCAGTCGTTTTAATATATCAGCAGGTGTAGAAGATATGACTAGAAATTGTGGTATATATGAAGAATTTAAAGAAAACGGATTGAAAATAATTAAAGCGAGTATTCCGGAAGATTGTTACAAGGGTTCTAAAGACCCTAAATGTATGACTGTATTCAATGACACATTTATTAATAAAATTGCCACAGACCCTGAGAATGAATTATGTATGGATTTTTGGAGATTATGTATTGCATATCGAATACATTTCAAATATATATTGAATTCCAAATTCGCACACGAAGTTGCCGACCAACTATTAAAACGCCGAATAACGTCATTGCTTGTAGCACTAACGCATTATTCATCCGGGGAAACCCTCGATATTGAACGTATTGGTTCATATAATACGTATCAGGCCGATAATCCATCATAAAATAAAATAAAATATTCACATACTATTTATTTTATTTTATTTTATTATAATATACGAATAATATGTTAAGCAATAAAAGCAAGTCCGGCAAAAGTAAGTCCGGCAAAAGTAAGTCCGGCAAAAGTAGGTCTGGCAGCAGTAGGTCCGGTAGCAGCAGTAAGTCCGGCAAAAGTAAATCAGGTTCTAAATCTGCAAGTATTTTAAACAGTAATTGCTTTGTTGTTCCTATTGACGAATCCGGCTTTTTAACACGCAATGCGTTAACTGAAAATAATTTAGTAGATTATGTTACCGTATTATTAAATGATAATAAATACGTGTCAACATTATTAAATGAACAAAATATACAAACGGTATCAAACGTTTATAATATATTACAATCCAACCCTTTATATTTGGATGCTATTATTCAAGATAAAGAACTTTTAGATGAAGACTATTTTAATAGAAATGTATTGTCCCATTTGACGACCAACTCATGGAATAAATTAGGTCAGTTAATTGAATATGTATCCAGGTATGCTCAACCAATAATAGACACAGTCGACACACAAATGAAAGATTTACGCAGGGAAATTTCAGTAGGTGTTGGTGGTGCACCAAGGGCCACAGCAATGACAAATATAATGACAATGGCCGGAACAATTATTACGTGCGTTACATTTGGCGCAGGTGCTGGAAATATGCCCATTCCTGTGAAAATGGATTTATTTGTAACGTCGGTTAATATGCGCGATAGTGAACGTATGCGCAGTTTAAGCACAGATGACCGCAGAGCCGTTATCGTATTTAAATCTAGACTTGACCCCGGATTCCAACTTAAAATTTGTAAATTTTCGTGTAATGTTCAAAACAATGCATATGATAATTCACATTTGGACCCATATAAATGGGAATATTATATGTATAATGAATTAAATAGGTCTTCTGGTGTGGGTGGATATTATGTAGAAGCATTCACACACTGCTTACAATTTAATACATTACCACTAACGGATCACCTAACAATTCCATCAAGTATAACAGGTGGAACCGATTTAACATTTCCTGTTCATTCTATGTTAACTTCCAGTCAAACTCATTTTATATCCGGGCGTCGTGGTGTAAGGAATTCCTTTAAAGCGTTTATGATGATTGGTAATTATTCTTCAAATCATATTACTCTGGAACGATATTTGGAATGGACCCTTGGTGAAATAAGAGCAACCCAAACGTTTAATATACAGCCATATGTTGATGGATTAGTTAAGGTGTTAAATAATATAGATGCCGCATTTCGCCAAACGGGTTTTGTTCATTGTGACGCAAAAGTCGATAATTTATTAGTTGAAGTAAACCAAGATGGAACTGTAAATCGGTCATTAATTTTTGATTTGGATTTATCGTATTTTGTAGATACCCGCAATCTTAATACATTACGACCATTACAAAGTCACGATATTACAATTAGTGCAGATAATACGACTATTACGAAAACTAACGTAAATAATACCGAAGAACGGCCGGCGTGTTATCGTTGGTGGCAAAGCTTACCCAATAATCGATACACTCCACATTTAGCACATATATTTGATAGTATTTTAATGGCATTTTCACATTTTTGGACAGTTATTGATTATATACATTCGCCCCCCAGACCATCCAATTTAGATGTTATTCGTATATTTAATCTTATCAATCGAGAAATTATCGAAATAGCTAAAACACCAGCTGCGAATACACCCGTTGTGAATACAACATTGCGATATTTTGCTGTTGCGTGGAATATGATTGCATCTGCTTTAAACCAACAACAAATGGAAGATTATAGTGGAAAAACAGCAGCAGCACGTTTAGAAGCAAATTTTGATTTAAATGACAAGTTTCCAAAAATGGCGTTAAATAACATTATTCGTCTATTTGTTAATCCCACCCGAGGTGCTTCGGGTGTAGGTGTGATATCCACGCTACTTTTAAGTGCGGTTCCAGAAGAACATAAATACTTTACCGTTTTACCATTAAATAGTGCTACATATCCTTTAACAACCGAATTGGAAACAATTCGGGGTATTATGCGTCAACATCGCGATTCGTAATCCTTGTTTCCGAATAAAAAATTGATTGATTTATTTACGTATACATTAACATAAATCAATTCATTCCCTCTATAATGGTTATCACACGTTCTCAAGCAGCGAAGTATCGTATACAACATAATGAACCCATATCAAGACCAAGTAATAAAACTCGTGTTCAGCTTGCTCCGTATTTATCTCCAATTCAAATTGGATGGACACTTGGACAACTACCAGATAAGACAAGTGTGCGTATAACTGGATGGTCATACACTGACCTCGTCAAATCTGGACCATTTCGTGGTGGTGGAACTCTTTCGACTACAACCGAATGGACGGTTGAACGTATCGAATTATTGGAACCGTCTAAAAAACGACTTAAATTTGCAGAGGCACGATTATTTAGCGGTGAGTATGTAACATATGGCTCTAATTCATTCGCAACACCCATTGCGTTCTTTTCCAATTAATCCAATGAATCCAACGAATTTAATTATAAAAATGCAAAATGCAAAATGTAAAAATAATAATTCATAATATTATATTATTGTATGAATACAAACACACAAATAAACACAAAAACAACACATATCGTGTTTTTGACGATATTGAATCTTATTATTTTTAGTTGTATTATTTATGCGTCGTGGAAATTATATAAGGAATCGATTAATTTTACACCAACCCGATATCCATATGATATTGTCATCATAACACTAAAACGCGCAATTGACCGCCATGCACATTTACATAAAACCATGAAATATCCGTTCTCATTATATTATGGCGTTGATGGTAAATTATTAGATGCAGAAACAAAAGCACAACACTCAATACCTGGCAAAATATCACCATCACAAGTAGGTATATTTTTGAGCCATTTAACATTATGGCGTTCACTTCAAAATAAAACAACACCCACGTTAATAATGGAAGACGATGCCGTTATCACTCGCGATTTAAATATAGTAGATATACGTCCAATATTAGATGATTTTGACATTATCTATTATGGTTCATGTCGTAATAGAAAAGGCGAACCTATAAATAAATATCTTTATACAAGTGTGAATCCAATATGTATGCATGGATACTTGGTCTCACAACGAGGTGTTCGCA